AACTATTCAGAAATTTTAGCAGAAGGTCTAGGTTATATCAACGACAGACGACATGGTAGGATTAAATCCTTTAAAACACCATGGTTAGGTTTTAATAGAGCCGGTATTAACGGTCTAGAATGGGGTTCATTACTTACTATTGGTGCAAGACCCGGTAGTGGTAAGACTATGATTTCTAGTCAGATATTACGTGAAGCTCGTACACAGAATCCAGATCAAGATTTTAACGTATTAGAATTCCAGTTTGAGATGGGTGCTAAACAATCAGCATCTAGAGCATTTGCTGCAGAAGTAGCATTGGATTATAATATTGTATTAAGTACTGATCGACAATTAGATGACTACGTATACGGATTAATGCAGAACCATCTTGCTGAAGTTAAAGCAATGGAAGAAGTAGGTATACGCAGAATACAGATTAACAAACCTCTTACAAACAAAGAGATAGTTGATGCTGTACACTTGTATTACAATAAACTTGGAGGTAAACCAATGATCATCACAATAGATCACAGTTGGCTTATCAAAAAAGGTACAGACGAAAAGGAAAAGATTGCAACTCTCTACAACACTGTAGAAGCTTTGATGCAACTTAAAAATGAACTTCCAGTTATTATTATAATGCTTACACAGCTTAATAGAACTATTGACGATGCTTCTAGAAAGAATCCAGGTTCTATAGCTAACTTTCCTACATCATCAGATATATTTGGTGGTGATGCTCTTATGCAAGGATCAGATATGGTTGCAGTTTTGAATAGACCTTATAAGTCAGATATCAAAATCTACGGACCAAAGTCATATGAATGTAAGTCTGAAGATGTATTTATGCATCTACTAAAAAACAGAAATAATTCAGATGATAACAATCTAATCTATCTTAAGATGGACGGTGTAAGACAACGTATGATAGAAGTAGGAGAACCACCATCAAGAACTGCTTCTGGTGCACCCGGTACGGGAAAACCAAAAGGTAGAACTATTGGTCAATTTACAACAGGAAATGTCTCTGCTGACATTGGAGACGAGTTATAACAATAATACATTCACAATTAAAACAAAAGCACATGTCACAGTTTATGTCTGATGATGAGCACAAAGAATGGAAGAAAGCTAAGCTTGAAGCCATACGTGACTATCATCAAAGTCTGATTGACGATCTTGGAATTTCAAGAACAGACTTTAATATGAAGATGCCTTTCTATAACTCACGTGGTGAGATGGTAGTAGGTATATTTGCGTCAGAGTTTAAAAAAGAAAAAGGTTTCTTCTTTGAACTAGTTAACAGAGGTTTAGAACCTACTAACACTGCAAGAACAGTTTATAGAGTTGCACCTAGTACTACATTTCAAGATGAGTATGAACTGAATGAAAAAGGTTCGTATCTTGTATCACTAGATGAACTTAGAACTGTTAATCCGCAATCAGTTGCTATTAGTAAATCTTCTGCAGTAACAAGCAGTGATAGATTTAACACAAGACAAGCAGCTGCCCCAGAAGTAATGTACAAAGCACCGGCACCTATGGAAGATGCTCCGTACTCTGATATGACTATTAGAGATTACTACGCTATTCATACAGGTAAACCTGTAAGTGCTAAAACATGGTTAAACGAACTAATAAAACAAAAGTAATATGGGACAAGGAATCTTAGTCATTGCAGAATCAGGGTCAGGTAAATCTACTAGTATAGAAAAACTAGATCCAAAAGAAACATTTATTATTAATATTGCAAACAAACCATTACCTTTCAGAGGCTGGAGAAAAAACTACACAATCTGGTCTAAGGATAATCCAACTGGTAACATGTATGATAAAGCTACCCCAGCTAACATTGAGGCAGCTTTAAAATATGTCAGTGAGAAACGTCCTGAGATTAAAAATATTGTGATAGATGACTTTCAGTATATGAGCTCATTTGAGTTCTTTGAAAGAGTAGATGAGAAAGGTTACGAAAAGTTTACGCAGATAGGTGCACACCTAGCACGTGTAGCTAGATTACCTAAAGACTTAAGAGAAGATCTTATGGTATTTATTCTGACCCATGCTGAAGAATCTACAGACATGGAAGGTAAAAAGAAGTTTAAAGCTAAGACTATTGGTAAAATGGTTGACGAAAAACTTACTTTAGAAGGATTATTTTCCATAGTTTTGTTTGGAAAAGTAAAGAAGGACAAAGACGGAAACATCAGATATGTATTTGAAACATCTAACAATGGTGAGAATACATGTAAATCTCCAAGAGGTATGTTTCAGTCTTTTGAAATAGAAAATGATCTGCAACTTGTAAAAGAAGCAATCGTAGCTTACGAAAACTAGTATAAAATAAACGTTTAATAATTAAATTCAAACAACATGTTTAGTACAAAAGGACAGGAAGTCAAAGCAACAGGTGGAGTACAAAAATCTCTGCAAGCAGGAGTAGTTTACGCACACATTTACAGTGCGTCAGTAAGAGAGTCTAAAGGAACTGGTAAGAAATCTCTAGAATTAGTACTAGAGTCACCAGCTATAGATGGTTTTGAAGGTTGGGCTATCAGTAAAGATGATCAAGAAGGACCAAAGTTTAAAGGTCAATCATCTAGAGTTTCTGCAAGTATCTGGATTGATACATACAATGAGACTAGTCCGTCTAAAAACGAGATTATGAACAAGCTTAGTGTTATTGCTGTAGAACTAGGTCTTAAGCCTGAGTTAGACAACATCAACGCATCTAGTATTGAAGACTGGGTTGCTCAAGTAGCTAATCTATTGAAAGGAAAAGATCTATATTTCTTCTTAAAAGGTACTGAAGAAGAGTATAACGGTAAAACAATTGTAAAATTGTCTCTACCTAAGTACAAATTTGCTTCATCAGACGAAACTAAGTTAGATAAGTTTGATAAGAACAATCAGTATCATTATAAAGCATTACAAACCAAAGCAGTATCTAGCTTTGAACCAGCTAATGATGACTTTGAGATGTAATTAGGTTGGTGAATAATAAATGGGGGGTGTTCTGCACTCCCCAATTTTATTACACTTAAAAATTGTGTTATGTTTAAAACCAAAAACTTGGTACATGACATTAAAGATGTACCAGTAGCATGGATATTTGAACATTTCTGCAAGCTAAAAGACAAGCTTAATGGGCATGATGTAAAGATTAAGTCTCTCTTCAATTTGAAAGAGCGTACACCAAGTATGTGTATATATTATGACGCTAAGAAATCTACTTACCGTTATAAAGACTTCTCATCAGGCAAAGGTGGTTCTGCAATAGATCTAGTAAAAGACATTGAAGAACTTTCCTACCACAAAGCTTGCTCACTAGTTGTAGAAAAGTACAATGACTTTGTGCTGCACAACAATGGTGGCTATGATCTGCAAGAGTTCAAGCAAGCTTCTAGATATAAAGTGAACTCTTATATATTTAGATCGTGGAACACTCAAGATCAATACTTCTGGACCCAGTTTAATATTGGTACTAAGCTCCTTGAAGAGTATCATGTAAGACCGTTATCTTCATACACTATGCATAAAGATACTGATGACGGTCCCAAAGACTTAACTATCTTTGGTAATTATCTATATGGTTACTTCAAGCAAGACGGTTCACTTTATAAAATTTATCAGCCAAAAACGTTAGATAAAAAATTTATAAAAGTAGCTGACTATATACAAGGATCAGAACAGCTAAAAAATTATAAGTGGTTAATCATTACATCTTCTTTAAAAGATCTAATGGCATTAAGAAGTCTTAAACTACCTATAGATATAATAGCCCCTGATTCAGAAAATACTGTTATACGTAGAGAAGTAATGGAGTCTTACATACACAAATACCAAAAAGTTATTGTGATGTTTGACTTTGACGAACCAGGTATAAAAGCAATGGAAAAGTATAAAGAACTTTATCCTGAAGTAGAGTATGCTGCTCTACCAATGAGTAAAGATCCTGCAGATTCCATTAAAGACTATGGTGCTAAAGAGGTATTCTACCGCATAGTACCTATTTTAAATAAAAGAATTCTTAATGACGAAGAGAAAAACGACTAGACGTGCTGTAACACCTAAGACTAGAAATGCAGGTACAATGACTGAATCTGCATTCTGGAGTTTTATTAGAAGTGCATTACGTCAGAAATCTAGATGGTGGAAACCTATTACAGAATGTAAGATGAAAGCTCGCAGAGCTTACAAGGGCCCACTAAAAAGACAAAAATTTGAGTACCAGTGTAACAATTGTAAAAACTGGTTTCCAGAAAAGAAGATTAACGTAGACCATATAGTTGGTGCAGGTAGTCTTAACTGTGCTGCAGATCTTCCAGGATTTGTAGAAAGACTTTTCTGTGAACAAGATAACTTACAAGTGTTATGCACAGAATGCCATGATAAGAAAACAAAACTAGAAAAAGAAAAGTGATATGGAAGATCCAATTATTGAAGCAGTTATAGAGCAAATTAAAGAAGACTTACAGTATGGTGATGTATCAGCCATCTATGAAATGCTGGAATTTCTTCCTAAGAAAAACTTGTTAGCTTATCTACCAGAAGAAATATCTGAACAATTAAAAAATCTTAACTAATATGGATGAAGATAAAAAATGGTGTCCGTCTAGTATTGCTGACTTACAGGGTCAGTTAGATGAGCTTATTAAGTTCATTGAATATGAAGAAGCTATGACAGTAGATCCTACTACACAAAAGAGAATTAGAGCTAAGCTTGTAGAACTTGGTGTTTGGAAAAAAGATTAAAATAAACTAATTATGAACTTAGAAGAAATGATGCAGGATACTGCAGAAGTATTGGAAAAAAGCTTTTATGATAAAAAGTTTTACTTTAGCTACAGCAGCTTAAATAAACTTATGTGGAACCCAGCTGTGTTTTATCAGTTGTATGTTCTAGGTATGAAAGAAGAGCGTACTGATGCTCACTTAGTACAAGGTAAGATTGTACACGCATTATTATTAGAAGAAGATAAATTCAACGACCAGTTTATTATCAGCCCAGGTAAATTACCTGGTGACTCTGTTAAAACTGTGATAGATAGAGTATTTAATCATTATACAGAAGTATCAGCAAATGGTGACTTAAGAACTAAACTAGAAGATTTTGATCAAGCTGTACTAGATGTAATGAAAGATATGAACTATCATCAATCTTTAAAGACAGATCAGCAAAGACTAGATAAAATTATATCTACAGAAACTATTAACTATTGGGAGTTTCTAAAAACAAAAGGTAATAAAATGCTTATTGATCAAGAAACTTATGATTTCTGTAAAAATGCTGTAGACCTTATTAAAACTGATAAGAATCTTTGTGA